AGTTGGCCTGTGTCTTGTATCCACCACCCATATAAATCCAGACCACGCCGTTCTCCACTTGCTGTATGCCGGGGTAGATCGCTTTCTGAACAACCTCTCCATTGGCTTGAGGAACATCTACAATATCCTCTGGCGGGTAAAGGCGGCGCAGCTCCGCTGTTGCCTCCTCCTCGGTACTTCCATCGCCCATTAGATCAACCTTCTTTTTCCGCATCTCAACCTCCAGCCTTTTGTATGCCGTTAAAGCATCGTTTGTGGTTTTGTAGCTTGCCGCTCTCTGCTTTATTTCGGGATCAGCGCTGTAAAGTGTGGTTGTGCCTGACTCGCTCCTTGTCACTCGTTGGCTAGTTGTAGGCTTGAGCGGTGAAAACTTTTGGAGGTCTCCCCTAAACAGAGCCTCCTCTAGTTTGCCTGTTGAGAGGTTGATATAATCCTTTGCGTTAATCCCTCTCTTTGCGGCATCCCTAAAATCCACCCCCATCTCCGCAGCGATTTTTGAACCGTGCGATAATGCTCTCAACTCCTGCGCTGTCCGCAGCTCGGTAACCGCTGTTTCTGGGTTATCTCCAAAATGGGAAGAGAGGCCGAAGTTATCAACCAAGTCCTCAATATCGTCCCGACTCTTTTCAAGCCGGATATAGTCTTTATTGCTTTTTCGTGAAGCCACATAGTTTTCCCGTATAGTAAATGCCTGCTTTTGCGCTGCGCCCACCAATCCGGGTGGCGGCATAGGGATGGGCTTTTGCGAGACATAATCAGCACCGCCAATAAAGTTAGCCAGCGTTGAATTGTACTGCTTTGATAAGTCCAGCTGCACCGTCTGCTCGTTGTCATTATCTTCTTGCTGGGTATAGTCATAGTCCAACTGTTTATTTAGAAGGTTCAGCCGAGCTATATTCGCGTTAGCCTGCTTCTCGCTAATGTCCAGCTGGCGGTTTGTCTGCGCTGCACGCTCGGCGAGGTTGGTGTGACGTACTCGCTGATCCGAGACGCGCAGTCCTAGCTCTGCTCCTTTGTAAAATTCGTCCATTTGTCCCATAACTATAAATTCTTTTTACCAGCCGGGGGGTAGTGTCGAAGGGCGTGTGCCGTAGGCCGACCCACCGCTGCCAGTGAAGTTGTACATCGTTTGATTTGCTGGCCCAGCTACCGTAGCTGGCGATCCAGTTCCTCCAAACATATTGCCGAACATTCCGCCAATGCCCCCGCCGCCACCACCGCCTCCAAACATACCGCCAGCCATCATACCTCCGACGCTCTGCATAGCCCCGCCTAGTTTATTGCCAAAGCTGTTAGCCGCTTTGGCTTTGGCCATCGCAACGGCGTTCTGGTGCGCGTAGCGGTTCTCGCCTATAGCGTTCTGTGTCCATTGAGCTGGGTTGACATACGATGCACCAACGCTCATCGGGTTCGCGACGGCTGTGCTGCGCACGGTGGACAGGAAAGGATTGAGCGCACCCAGCCCGCTTTGCGTCATCTGCATCTGGCTTAACCCAAGGTCGCGTGCCACGAGGTTGCGTCCAGCTTGACTACCACCCATACCTCCAGCCATACCACCCTCGGCAGCTCGACGCATTATCATCCCTTGGTCTGCCATCGGCAGATCACCACGGATCATACTGCCAATCGCGCTGCCAGCTCCGCCAATTAGCTTGCCATAACCGGGCATAGCTTTCTCCAGATTGGCCATAAGTATGTCTTGGTCAGCTGCGCTGGTCTGTGCGGCCAGCTGCTTTGATTTGTCAAAGCTGGCTAAATTACTAGAGATCGAAGCGTCTTGCTCCTTCGCTTGGTCTATCTTTTCATACTTGGGAACTTTTGGCCCCTTTGAGAAAAGCCCGCCAAGGACTCCCATTGCTGCTCCAATTGCTTGTACTGCCATAGTGTTATATTACGCTTTCGATTCCCCCACCGCCGTGGGTATTTAGGTTAGTCATTTGTAAAACTGGAACAGCCCCATCCCCCATATGATTGGCGAGTTGATTCTGTAACGATTCAATTGCCAAGTTGCGGTACTCGGTGGCTGCTCCAAAGTCTCTGTTCTCCTCCAACTTGATAGCTACGGCCATATTCTTTATGGCGTACAGATCGCTAACCATCAGCACGTCCGTGTCATTGACAGCATTGATGAAGCGCAGCTTGGCTATGACTGTAACGGCGACCTTCTTGTCGGCTCCGTCCTCGCAGCCAGCTGCACCACCGAGGCTAGGGATGAGAGAGCGCCGGTAGCTGGGCAAAGTTTCGTCTGGCTCGTAAGTGGCAATGTCAACAAGTGTGGGAGTAGCGGCGACCAGCTCGTACATCTGGACATTCCCTTCGGTCGTGTCTTTCAGCACGCCTGTGATGCTTTTGAAGCTGGTGCTTGTGTCAGCGTACCCGTTTATGAGCGTCACTACCTCCCCGTCTTGGTATGTGGCCCCAGCTCCGCTTCCGCTTTTCAGCGTCCTCACCCAGTTGTCGTTGCTGTCATAGCCTTGAACGGTAATTTTCTTACCAGCGTCAGCTTCGAGGAATGCGTAAATTCTTACCGGCTTACCAGCCCCGCTCATATCTTTATGCGTGGGCGATTCGCCTCTATCAAGCAGTTGGTATCCAACATTGTCCTTATTGTCCAGCAGGCCGTAGCCGCTTTCGACAAACTCAAACCAGCCGTTGCGAACTACACCAACATTCTCTGATACAGCTACCGTCTCGATAGTCTCGATCTGGCGGGGCCACGCGATGCACCCGCTGGTCGCGCAGATGTTGAACCGTCCGTATGTTCCCTTCCACTTTCCGCTCTCGACAAGACGCCGTTGCGCCTCGTTGATGTACTCGGTAGTACGGGCGTCGGTGGCGCAAAGATTGAGATGCTTTGCGATGCGTGTCTTTGCTGTGCCGAGATTAACCTTCATTAGACGGTGTAATAAATCCTAGATGTGCGCTTAATAAAGTAGACGCCGTAGTAGGGCGGGAGGTTGGTGAATGATTCTGACGTTTGGCTGGAACCAGCCGTAATCATTCCGTTGACTGTTCTTGACCCAGCTATGAATGTACCTTCTCCTTCGTGCTGGTTAGCTCCTACGTTTTTGAGTGTGCGTTCGGTGTGGTTAAGATCGTGGACGTGCGGCGGTAAGTTCTTTTCTTCCAGCGTTGTATTCTTTTCGCCGCCCGTATCTGTTACCGCAGCAGCAAAATCGCCAACACCAACTGGGAACCTCGCAGACATATCTATGTCTACTGTCCAGAACGGCCCCGCCATATCCTTTGCTGTGCCGCTCTCGCCGCCGTCGTATGTTTCCAGCGCAACCTCTGACCCGACCCACATCTGTCTCACATTACCGCCCGCCGGAATGGAGTGCTTTGAAACCCATTCGCCGTCTACAAAAGAATATAGCCGATCTGGCTTCCCCCCTATTGTCCTTATCCACGGGCGGTCTTGATCGTCCACGGCGGGCGTTGAGTCGCCGTAGTTAAACAAGCTGTAACCACCCGCGACGTAGGCGGTGGTGTTGTTTATAAACGTGTTGTAAAGCTGCTGTATGCTTTCAAAGCACGTCTCGGTCGGGACTGAACCCGCTTGGAGAATTACTTGCTGGTTAGATGCCATATCCTAAAGTTCCTTCTGTGTGTCGTTGCAGCTGCCCGTGATGCTGTAAGTGTACCGCGTGTTCGCGCTCGCATTAGCGCAGCTGATTATTAGTTCTGTGTAAGTAATGTTCATAAATTATACGCAATTACCCACCGTACCACAGTCACCATATGGCTCTTCCACGATTGGGTAGGCGTGCAGTCTGAAAGTCTTTATTCGTGCGTGGCCAACCCACTCGATGCGTGAGGAGAACTCGTAACCGTTTCGCATTGGCACACCGTTAGTAGCCTCACAATCGTCAGCTGGTTGTGGTAGCCGCATTCTTGATCGGTACTGTGGCTTGTAATTCTTTAGTGTGAGGCACGAACCAGCGACAGGGTTGCACGTCTCCGCTTTCGCGCACTCTGTCCAGCTGTTCCAATCCACCCAAGCTGGGTACTGGTTTGGCTTGTAGCGAATAGTGAAGTCCACCTCGCCACGAAGGTCATCGACCCACATCTCCCCGTACTCAAGCTGCTTCATCTCGAGCGGGTTTTCAAAGCTGTAGCTGGGTGTTTCGATATAGCAACCGATGCGGCTACTGTCCGCGTCCTTTATCCCGTCTTTTGTCAGCTCCCACAGCTGGATGTTGCAGCTGCTATTCAAATGGAATACGAAACACCGTTCCTCCGCCTTGATCTCGGCGGTAAGTATTTGCAAGAAGTTCAACCCTGTCCAAAGACCCTCCCAAGCTGGCGGCATCTTATCGCCCGTTCCTCCAACGGTGTCAAAGTCAAGTGGGGCAATGCCCCGAAAATACACCCCTTGCGATGTGTTCTGCGGCGTGACCGTTGTGAGCAGGCGGTTATCGAAAAGAACAACGCTGGTGCGCTGCGCTATCTCGTGATCCTTCTCATCGCGCAGTACCGGCCCGATCTCGCGACTCACGGGAATCTGCCCGTACTCCTGCCACTCGCGGCGGCTGGAGATGTAGCTGCGTATTCCGTCTGGCGCACGGTAGAACATATCACCGTTGACCAAAGCGCAGCTGCGGTCGCTGACGGAGCCGTAGTTGATTGCCACGATACGGACTGTGGGATACTCCAGATTCTTCCAGCTGTCGCGGCTGGTCGGCACGTTGACCGCAAACACAGCGCGAGACGTGTGAACCAGCAGCTCGCCTTGCCCGAGGCTTGAGTCTGGCTGGTTCATAAACCGCATTGCCGTGATGTCGCCGGTGTCCAGCGGGACAGCGAACGCGCCGCCCTCTGCGATGTAGGTGTTCTCTGTAAATTTAATAACGTCGGTCGGGCCACCAACGATGTCGCCAGCAACAAACTCACGCCCACGCGCTACCCACAACCGACCATTCCCGTAGGCCATCACTTTGCCGGTGGGAACCTCGTCGCCGGACGGGTTGGCTCTGCGGGAGGTTGCGCCGTCAAAGATGATAGCGGCTGACTCACCGTTTTGTATGATGAGATAATGCTCGGCTTGCTGGAAGTAGGACACCTCGATGTCCGATGCGTTCGGATCGTAGATAGTCTCCCCAAGGCTGTTAACACCGTTGGTTGGGGTGATGTCCTGCACCATCCCCGTCTCCGTGTTGATCTTATAGATGTGGCCACCTATGGAGGTGACTAGGTAACTGTTTTTCCCGTGGTTATAGCTGTACGCCCCTTGGAACCGATCTGTCTCGAACGCTGCCTTAATCCTCTCGTCTGACTCGTCGATGGTAGCCAGCTCAAACATAGTTGTAGACACCTCGCCCGTGCCGGTTGACCCTGTGTCGCCAACTAATAAAATTTCGACAGGATGCGTTCCTCCGTCTAGGTCAATGTTTGCTTGGCTGGACGAGTTTGTAATTATCCTCAACTCCCCGCCATTCAAATTGATTGTGTAAGTTTTGACCCCGTTTTCAATCACTTGCTGGTCGCCAGCTGCGTTTGTTAAATACCAATCGTTTGAGTTTGCGAAGTTAGAACCGGCTTCCAGTTTGATTGTGACTACATCTAGGTTGTCTGGGTTCAGCCATTTAATACCAATGCCAGAAGCGAAAGTGCCTACCCCAGTTCGGTTCGCCATCTCCAGTATATTGTCCTCAACACTTAACGCGGCTGGGTCTTCTAGAAGCGAACCCACGGTAGACCAATCGTCGTATGCAGAGTTAAACGCAGACGGGGAGGCGGCATCTATCCCCCAGTCTGCGGCGTCAGTCTCGTCGTTTTGGTTTGAGCCAGATGATCCAGACCCACTGCTTGCGTCACCCCAGCTGGGGGTTGTGCCTGTTGCGGTGAAGATCGTGCTTACGTTATTGTTAGCTGCACCAACACCAGTAACGTCAAAGCCTGTTCCGGTCTTTGTGATCTTGTACTTCTTGCCAATGACAAGTGTGCCGCTGTTAATCAGCTTGAACGATCTGTCGAACTCAAGAGGAATGTTAACGAAGGAGGGGCGCGTCTTTGCGTAGCCGCCGCGCATTGTCACGTTGCCAGCGAAGGAGGCTTGGTTGCGGGCCAGCAAACTAGGCGACCGGCCAGCATCCACGCCGCGTTCCAGCGTAAGGAACCCGTCGCTAATCCGCTGGCGGTCGATTACTGGCATTAGGCGAAGATGGCAAAAGTAAACTCTTTGGTCGTGGCTGTGGCGGGTAACTGGACAGTCATCGCCGACGTGGTAATCGAGGCGACATATAAGCCAACGCCGTTGGCATCATTTGGTGTCAGCATAGCCTTTGGGAACGATGAGGTTATGCTCGTGGTGAAATTAACCGTAACAACGTGTGTACTCAACGTTGGCACTCCCGCACAGTTCGTAGGCGTTCCGTTGTAAGCTACAGAGGGACTGCCCGAGGTTGTGTAGATCACACGCCCCATCGCCTCCACATTAACATCGCTGGCAGTGACGGTGGCCCATTGCGGAGCGTTTGACCCCCCTTGCTCAAGCCGCTGCCCTGTGACTCCTTTTGCCAACCTAACCCACGCACTGCCGTTCCAATAGGCAATATCCC